CTTCTCTAAGTCTTCTATACCATTCTTGTTTAAATATCTACAAACATATTTTACAACGTTTCCTTGAAAAAACGAAAGATCATTTTTAGAAATAAACTCGTATGGTTGTATGACAAAAGTCTTGTAGTGATTTCCACCTATCTGCTTGTCTTGTGGAAACACATCTTTAAATATATCTTTGTTTGTCATATTTCATAACCTCCTCTTTTTGGATATATTATATGCAACGATTCTTTTGCTCTCGTTGCTCCTACATACATCAAACGATGTTCATCTGTTGGATCTTTTTCATAAGCATCTAAAGAAGCTTTTGGTAAACACAAAGGTAATACAACATTTTGTTTTTCATTACCTTTTACACCATGTATTGTTGCAAGTTTTATTCTTGCACCTTTTATTAAGCTCTCTCCTTTTTTTAATAAATCTTCTATTTTAATAGTGTCGTTCTCACCTATTCTTGACAAAGCCACCTGCCAACGTTCATCTGTATTTAAACCAAAATCTTTTTTCAACATATCCATGTTGTACATTTTGTTTGGAACCATTGCTTTAAACATTTTGTTGGTCCAATGTTTGTTTAACATTTTCTTTTTTACACTGTGGCATTCATCGTAAGATAAGTATTGACCTTGTTTTAATTTGTTTTCATACAAATCAATAGCTTCAAATTTATCTTGTAATGGATTATGTTTTTTAGATCTTTCGTAAAATATATTATTGTCTTGAAAGTGTTGTTCAAATTCATCTAACTTCCATCTATCTCTACCTAGTATCAACCATTCTCCACTTGAAACATTTATTTCTGATATATCAAAGTGAGGTTGAACCAAACCTTCTTTCTCTGTAGGCATCCATGTTTTTTGAACTCTTCTTTTTTTATCTATCCTGTTTATGATTTTATCAGCAAGATTAAAAACTTTTTGAGGAACTCTGTAAGACTTTGTAAGTATTTCTTTACTACCTTTTAAATTTAAAAAACTCTCTACGTTTGCTCCTCTCCACTTGTATATACATTGATCATCATCACCTGCTACATACAACATCTCTGCATTGTTTTTTATACCTTCAACAACTTTCCATTGCATGATAGATAAATCTTGAGCTTCATCTATAAAGGCAACTTTTAATTTAGGAAATTTTTGTTCTACAACTAATTCATTTATCATGTCAGCAAAATCAATCATCTTTCTATCTCTTTTGTAATTATTTATTTCTTTTGCAAACCTAAGAACCTCTGTCTTATCCAGGTCATCAGTATGTTCGTTTCTATTGTATTGTTCCTCTATTGAAATATTTTTTGATCTTGCAAGTTCTATCAAAGATAGATGTGGACTATCAGAATTAAATATACCACCTTCATCCTCATTCCATGATGCATATTTAACTTCTATTCCACATACTTTACCTATCTCTTTATAATGTTCACTCTTCATGACATTTTCTTTTTTATATTCTAGTTGTTTAAAACCTAGAGAATGTAGTGTTCTAAAATATGGTAAGTCATCAAAAGTTAAACCAAAATTTTTAAACATTCTGTTATGAGATTCTTCTGTAGCATTTTTACTAAATGTAAAATAACCTATCTTGTCAGATTCAACACCTCTTTCTAAATAACCCTCTACTTTTTCAATCAACTTTGTTGTTTTACCCGTGCCTGGTGGTCCAAAAATTATGTGTGTCATTAGTAATTATATGTCTTTACGTAGTTTTTTTCTTTGTAGTTGTCTTCTTTTTTATCAAACTGCGGCACCACAAAGACTGATATCTTTGCTTTTGTAACACGCTTAGTAAAACATTTTAAGTTGTCACGTAGCATTTGTGATGTTCTTTGATACGGAACTTTCCAGTGATTTCTCAGTAAAAATTTATTGTAGAAGTTATCAAAAACAAAATAGTGAAAGCCTTCGTCTGTAAATGTACCACCTGTTTTTATTTCATCTATCTTGTCTTTTTGTATCCTGTTTAAACAATAGTCTTCTAAATAATTTTTTAATAAATCTTTTGTGCTTGTACCCTCTGCAGGTTCTGTAATCTCTGCATTCTTCAATAGCATGTTTGTAAGTTTCTTCCAGTCATTTGTTTTTAATGTTGGTGGATTCAATCGTAATTGTTTTACACATTCTTCTTGAAACATAGTTTGGTTTGTCAAATGTTTTGCAGAATCTAAATACAATCTATCTCCATCTACATTCATATAGTAATACGGCTCTTCCAGGTTAACAACTTGTAGATCTGTAAGACTAGGAAATACTATCTCTTGACCAATACCAAACTTTCTAGACTTACATAATTTTTTATCACATAAACTACACATCGGTTGATCATTGCATTTGTAACCCCAATCTTTTTTGTCGTGTTGTTTGGTAATTATATTTACTTCAGTATCTGATAGTGGATGTTGCATCGCAGTTTCATTAAATACAACTAGTTTAGATTTCCAATTCTCTGGCCATTTTTGTTTTGCGTATACACCATAATGAAACAATGCATTGTTTCTACCACCTTCACCTATTTTATTCTGTGCCATTAATTCAATACAAGGTGGTCCGTCAGAGTATGGTGTCTTGGGTCTAACTATTTCTAGCTCTTGTAATTCTTGTGCTGTAATTTTTATAATGTCATACAGTTCATAAAAATATTCTAGACTAACAGAGTTGCCATCACCATCAAAGGCATATCTTTGAGTTTTTTCTGCAAAAAAGTATGGTAAATTTAAAAAATTTCCTGTATCATCTTTAGATTTTAATTCTCTTTGTTTTGGAAAAACTTCTGATCCACCGTAACCCAACACAGATCTAATTTCATTTAATTTATCTTGCATCAAACTTGCAGATACATATTCTTTTGTAAACAAAAATACGTGTGCACCACCGGATTTAGATCTACATACCATCAACGGTAGTTTTAAATTACCTATCTGATTAATTAATTTTTTGTGATCAAACTCTGCGTAGGAGTCAATGTCGATACAACCCCATTTACATTCGTTGTTATCGTTAATTGGTATTATGCCTAAATTCTCTACACCATTTAAATGGTTTTGCCATAACTCATCTGTAACAGGTTCTCTTTTTACAAATGACTTACCTTTTACTTTCTGTCCATTACCATTAGATTCGCCAACAATAGTGACACCATGCGCACGATCTAATCCTTCAAATATATTTTTAAATCTTTCTATCATACAAAATAAAAGTGGGCGTATCCACTCTCGCTTCGACGCCCACTACCTAGGATTCTAGTAATTAGAAGATGTTTTTGTATTTTCTTCTGAGCCGTGCTTAGCTTGGATCTCACCCTTACCTACAGATTCAGCAAAAGATTTACCCATGTCATAGATTCCTTTGTCTGTGACAGGACCAACCTTTTCAACATCCCAACCAAACCATGTTCCTTTGTCGTTAGACATCTGAACAGTCTTTAGTTTGTAAATGTGGCTGTATGTAGGCGGAGTAAACAAACCATTCTTACCCTGCATTTTGATACCCATCATCATTGAGTTCCACTTTCTACTTACTTTTAATTGAGTAGATTTCATGGAGATCAATGCTGTCTCTGGATTGTCACCTACGACTAATACAAAATGATTAGCAGTGTTATCGAGATAGTTACCATTTGGTAATCTATCTTTGTAGTCTTTACCCCTAGTGGTTTGACTTACGATATCACTGTCAGCCTCATGAATTGCTACAGGTGCACCTGTACTTGTGCCTCTGTCTGCCCATTCAATGTACTGTCTTTTGTAGTGACATGGTATGACACTAATTTCATCATACAATGCATTTGTAACAGTGTTTATTATTTTGCCAGGTTCTGCGCCCTCGACATATTTACCATCACGCTTGTTAACTTCAGGTGATAGTTGACCCAGAATCTTTAAGAAAGGTAACGCAAGATCTTCTTGCGATATATTCTGAGCACCTTGTTGTGCATCAGCTTCCATATCAAATGTTGCTAATGCTCCTTCTTTTTTTGCTTGTACTTGGTTCATGTTACTTGTTCCTTTTTATTGTTGTTTTATTCTCTGAGAATATCCCAAAGATTTCCGTTGGCATT